CCCGGATAGAGTCGAGCACCCCGCTAGGGACACGAGAATCGCTCCAGAGAGGATCAGATTTTTCAGCATGGGTCAGTGCCTCCTTAGCTGCCTGCGCAGCGTGGCGGGTTGTTTCCGCCCGTTTAAACCGGGTTGCTAGGGCAGTCGTCTTGGCGCTGGCCTGGGCGTGAAGGGATTTGATTACTTCGTCACGGGACTTAACGTGGCTAATCAGGGAGGCATTCTCCAGCTTTGCAGCCTTAAGTTTCGCACTCAGGCCACGGTTCATAAAGAACATTACCGCGAGGACGATGGCCGCGACTACGATGCCGATTACGGCGGGGTTAAAGCGAACGCCCTTGAATGCCTGCGCGACTGCTGGGACCACACCCATAGGAATGGACTTAACGACGCTGAATACCTTCAGCAGGCCGGGGATGAGTAGTGCGGGGATCATTTGGACTCTCCAGTGCAGACAGCGAACTCCTGAGCGCGGCGGTTCGTAAGCCCCTTCACGGGGACAAGCTTACCGTTCTTGCGGACCTTGTTGAACTGCGGGATAACCCGGCACGCTGCTGCGAAGTCCCCAGCCTTGTACTTAGGTACGATGCTAGAGCGGCAGAATGCAGTGGGCCCGATGTTGTACGTCAGGGAGGTAAAGGCCGTGAGGTGCTGCGGGGCAATGGGGACACCAATGCAGTCCTGCACAGCCTGCGCGAACTTATCGGCATGCCGCTGCAATGTAACCCGTGCCTCTGGCTCAGATACGGGGACGCCAGGGACGACCCCGTGCGTGTTGCCGTACCCGTCTGTCCACACGCCTACAATATCCTGGTACGGGAGGGAACTGAATCCCTCCCACTGCGCGATCATGGCAACGGCCACAACGCCCGCTGCCACCTTGGATTTTGTGTGCGACATGATATTACGCCACGGTCACAGCAATGTCGACAGTGCGGCCAGAGGCCACGTCGGTGACGGTGATCACAGCAGAGCCCGCGGCCACGCCAGTGACGTTCACGCCGGACACAGAGGCCACCGCGGGGTTAGAGCTAGTGCGGGTAATGGTACGGCCCGTAGTCACAACCGTGTTATTGTACAGGGTGGCTGAGTAGCTAGTAGCGGCCACCTGTGCCACAGTGAGGGTGCTGTCCGCGATTGTCGCGGTAAACAGCCGGACCTTGAGGTCCAGGGCGGTAAGGAAGGTGTTCGCCGCAGTGAACAGGTTAATCAGGGCGGCGCGATTCGGCGGGATGGCCCCAATGGAGTCAGCGTACACCTGCACTTGGCCGACGGCACGGGCCATCTGGCGAGCGAGTTGGAGGCCATTAGAAATGGAGCCGCTGGTATTAGGAAGGTCAGTAATGTTCATCTTGAAAATCTCCGTAGCCGTTGTTGAAACGGCGCAGTCGTTGAGTGCCCAGCGAGTAAACGCGAGGGAAGTCCTGTCGGATTCTTAAACCAAGCTGCAGCCTCTGCGTTGCGGGCTGCTGCGATTGCCTCGTCCTGCTGGCGGGTAAGCTGCGGGACAAAGTATCTCGCTGCCCCGGCCACTGCGTCAAGAACGTCATCGTGAACGAGGGCGTTACGAGCAGCGGTAATGCGGGACAGTTGGAAGAATAAATCAGCCCCTGTCCGTTCCTGTGGTGACAGGGAGGAAAGGAGGGCGGAGTCGTCGTGCAGACGATCCGAGTTTACAACAAAAGAGCCACGACCAATGATAGGCTCAAGGGTAGCGATGATCCGCTTTTCCTTTTGGCCCGTCACATAATCGTCGTCCATAGGTGGGGGATCAACCCCCATGTCTTTGGCTAGCTGGCGCAGGATAGGGGTAAACATCTCCCGGTACGCCCCATAGCCGAAGTTCTTCTCGATCATAACAATGCCAGGACGGCACGCCAGTACAGCACGGGCCATCTTCTCTAGCTTGCCTTGGTCAAAGCCACCTCGCACCCCGCCCCAGTTAAGGAGGAACAGGTTGCTATTGAGATGACCGACGTGCGCCCAGCCGGACGAGTCCGCGTTCTCACCGCCACCTGCTGGGTCGATGTAGAACACGCTGTTCTGTAGCTTAGCCCTATCGTCAGATACAGCGGTTGCTTCGGCGAACGTGTGCTGCGAGTCACCGGTATTTATTACCCGTGAGCCGCCCATACCCACGGCGCGCTTGAACGCCATAGGGAACTCTATTACCCCGTTAAGGGGCATGAGCACAATGGATGCGGTCTTCAATGGATACCGCTCGGCGTCCGTCATGGACGTGAGTAGCAGGTGCTGCAACTGGAAGAACGCCGGGCCTTGGTCCAGCTCCTTGTTCGTGAGCGCCGCTTCTCCTAGCCGGGCGCAGTTCACAAGGGTCTTACCCAGGACGCCCCTGGACCCACCACCAGTCATAAGTGAGGGGTCAGCAGCGATGTTCTTCAGCACGGTTGGGGCTAAGAACTCCCCGTAGTGCGGCAAACTCTCCTTGGTCGGGTAACGTCCCGGCCATATGCGGACCGAGTACCCCCGGCCCGGGAGAGTGTTGTAAATCGAGTCAATGGACTGCGGGGTGCCGAGATACACGATACGCCCAGAGTCACAGATCGACTGAAAGTCCATAGAGAACCGGAGTAGCCGCGCCCGTTGGGTGGCGGTCTCTGAATTTTTTAGCGACTCCGCATCGTCAACTAATAGTAAAGTGGCACGGAATCCCTGCATGTTTGAGCCAAGGCCCAGGCACGCAATGGAGGGGGACTTGTCCGGTCCCTTGAGCGTGTGGTGAATATCGAACGCCTCAGTGGACGTGCGGTCCCCCTCACCCCGGTCAGGGCGAAGGCACGCTAGCACGTCAACCTGCATGATAAGCTGTACAATCAGCTTGCTGATCTGGCTAGCCAGGGTCTTACCCGCGGACACGATCAGCACCCTACCCTGGGGGTCATGGATGAGCTCATAGACGCAGAATATGGCGGCGACAGTGGTCTTTGCCTGCGACCGCTGCGCCTGAACCATGAGAAGGTTGCCCCCATTCTCGAGGTACTCCCCGATCTCCCGCTGCACCCAGTCAGGGGCGAACCCGAGCACGCGCATCATATCCTCGAGGAACGGGGAGAATGTTGGGTACGCCTCCTGGAGCATACCCAGCATGTGCATCCGAGATACTGCTGACTCGGGCTGCTCCATATTAGCTTACCAAGGAGCGCCCAATGGCCCCAAGCTCTTGGGACAGGTCATCAGGGGTCAGCTTACGCCGCTTAGCGCGGGCTCGCAGGGCCTCTTCTAACTCACCCAGGCTAGACGACTGGTCAGCCGTGGCTGTGATACTGTTGTCCTTGAGGAACTTAGTGATGACGGCCAGGGTGCCATCTGACACTGAGTCACCCTGCAGTCGGAGGGATAGATGCGAGGCCAGTAGGCTGTGCAGCTCCCCTAGTTGACCTTCAGTTGCTTTCACTTGTGTCTCCTGACTTGCGGATTCGACGGTACAGGACAATAAGCGCGTCAACTGCTCGGGCAAAGCCGAACACCAACGCCGCAATAAGAATCCAATCATTTACGGACATGCCGAGGAAGCTTAGCCCACCAACGCCTATCCATGTCGTGTCAACTATCTTCGTCGGCATACACGTTACTCCTTGAGAGTGTTTAAGATTGGTATCACGAACCACGCGCTTGCGAACGGGCTCTGCTTTACCGCTGAATACAGGGAGGACTGTCCCGTAATGGTGCGTCCGAGGTCATTAGCCAAGCCTACTACCGGCACAGTCGAGGCCAGGCCAGCGCCAGATACCCGCGCACCGATGACGTCCCGTGCGTCTTCGTTCCAGCCGCCCAGCACACCAAAGACAGCATTCGCCATATCTCCGTACAGGCCAGAGATAGACGCGTAGTTAAGCAGGCTGACTACCAGCGCTCCGGGGGTTGTCTGCTTATCAATGTACTCCTCCCGATCTTCCCTGCCCGCGGACAATAGATGCACCCGCGCGAGGTGAATTGGGATAGCAGCGGCTACCTGCCCAACGAGCAACATAGCTGCCCCCATGTGACCCCTGTTGGCCACCTGGCGGGTGATTTGCTTCTCCATAGCAGTCAGGCTAAAGGTGCGAAGCTGCAGAACAAGCTGCATGTAGTCATTGTGGAACCAAACGCTACGTTCCCCGGCAAACGTGCCTTGGATTATTTGCCCTACTGAGCGGTGCACTGCTGCGGTGAACTTCAGGGCGTCAGACGGGTACGTAGCCTTGCTCAGGTCCAGCTTCACCAAGGTCCCTGAAGAGTCGAACACGGCGATCTGCTGCATGTCCGCCTTGAGCGCACCAACTAACTCACGATCCAAGCCGATGTCTGCCAGAATCTTGGTTGTCTGTGGGTCTCCTAGCGTGCTCTCATTGATGAACCGCATAGCCTTCAGTACTACTTGCTCTGCTGCAGCACGGTGCTGCGCCGACACAAGCGCCCTGTAGCCCGTAATTACGGACTGCGAGTGCGTGCCCAGACGCAGGATACGGGACATTACTCCTGGCTGATCCATGTACCCGTTGAGCTCGTGGTTAGGGGCGTCCAGCGGGGCGTTCATACGGTATCCCTCAGCACCGAACACCTTGCCCCCGACAAGCTCAATGCTCGACAGCAGCGGGCTGTTAGACGCCACGGCCCCAGTCTTGCGGATACGGCGAAGCTCGCCTATATTCCGGGGAAGACTCACAACACCCTTGAGCACCCCTTGAATGCCGGCCACACTTGCGAGGTTAGCGGCCTCACTGAACTGCGAGAACACCAACGAGCCCAGCCGAGTCCAGCTAAAGAGAAGACGCAGGTTGTTAGCCCCCTCGCTCTGCACGATGTACTTGCCGTCACCAAAGTTACGGCTGCCAGTGAGCTCGTAGATCACTTGATCGAATGCCTGCAGGATGTCGGCGTCAACCTTCCGGCCCTTGTAGGGGCGAGTAAGGGCTTGTCGATATAGCGCAATACCCTGCATACCGTGGATGCCCTTCTCGCCGAGTGCGACTGTTGCGGACACAGCGTGCGCCTGCGAGCGCGCCAATGCAGATACGTCCTGCACATAGAAGTCGCCCACAGTGAGCCCAGGACGCAGCTCCACATCCATATCGATATCGAAGCGCTTCTTGGTACGGCCGGGGGTTCCGGTAGTCAGGTCCGCGACCGCCTGCCTAGCTGAAACATTCCCACGAGAGGCAAACTCGTCAAGGCTCTGACGAAGGACTGACTCGTGAGAGCCGTTAGTACCCATCATGTCCGGGCCGGACTGGTGGGTAACACGCGCGTACTGCCGAGCTATATAGTCAGAGGCGATCTGCTGTGACAGCTCGGGCGACCAACCATAGGTGTGCGTAAACTGAATGGCTATGCTGTTGCTCAGAAGCGACACATCGGCATCGTCGGCGTGATGAATACGATGACCGTCGAGACTCTGGGGAATATAGCCCACGGAGGTGGGCGGGAGGTTCGCGCTACCGATTGTCTTGTTATCAACCTGCATACGCCGGGTCCGCTCAAACAGCTGCTCAGCAAAGTCAGCAGCGCGATTGATGTCCGCGTCAGGGTGCTTGTAATTCAGCTTGCGCCGCTTACGGATTGTTAGGCCAACCTGCTTGTCGAAATCACGGCGGACTTCCCCACGCACGGCGTCATCGTACAGCCCCGTGAACGAGCCAACAGTACGCTTGCGATACGCCTCGTAAGTGGCCTCGTAGTCCGGGATGAAGTTACCCAGAGCCCGCGCCCGCTCACCGTCCTGCCGCAGCGCAACCGTGACCTTGCGGCCAGCAGCGCCAGTTGTCACCTCAGTAATAAAAGTTGCCGCGGCCTGCGCAACTGGGTGGAAGTTAGAGGCCAGCTTTAGGCCAGCAGACGGGGCGTTCTTCAGCAGCTTAACCATAGAGCGCAGCCGCTCTGGGTCTATAGGGTTACGGCGCATGAGGTCCTCTGCCTGCTGCACGATACCGTCAACCCATCGTTCTGTGTTGTCACGGATTACACCGGGCGGGGGGGCCCCAGCGCCTTGGGTCGAAACTGCCGCCCCGCTGGCGTCTGCGGGCACACCGTAATTTACTTCAGAGGGCGGCGCTGCAGATGAGCTCTTTGCGCTAGAGTCTTTTGCCTTGGGCGACCCAAAGTCAAGGTCGATACCGCTGCGCATCAAGATATCGATGTCAGCAAGAACTCCAGCAAGGGAGCTACCCTCACCGCGGTTGATAAGCCCAAGCATGTCCCCAATGTCATGCAGCACGGCACGGAATGCGTTGACGATTGACGCATCGCGCTTAACCGCCGGGGGTCGGTTAGACAAGAATCGGACTACCTCTACGTCACTCATAGCCTGGGCTACAAACTCATGCAAGTTTGTCCCCGCGTACTGAACGCCGATAGAGTTGCTGCGCGCTCGGAGATCACTACGGGCCGAATTGAATTCTGCGTCTAGCCTATCAACCGCTAACTTTACTCTCTTAGGAACCCTGGCCCCGCTGTGAACCGACTCAATCCAGTACAGTGTGGTGGCGTGAACTGCCTCGTGAAGTATAGTAGAATGCACGCCATTAACATCAATATCTTCCGGGGTAGCATCAGAGGCGGGTAGCGGGCGTCTCTTAGCTTTAGGGCGCACTGTATTACCCCGGAAGGAGTTTAATCCCACGGGGTCAGATAGCACAACAGAGTTGGTGGATAACTGGAAGAATGACCTACTCCGCGCCACAACCACTCTGGTAGTATCCAGAGCCGGATTCTTGCTTGTCAGAAGGCGTGCCGCCATCCTCTTAACAAAGAGAGGACCGCCGGAGGGGTCGCCCAGGTCAGCGGCCCTTTTAAGCCAATCCGTGAGTGACTGCCCGACAAGATTCTCCGGGCTATGTGGGATAGATTCCAGACCGGACGCAGGCGTTGACCGAAATACCTTGATCTCTGCGCCGGGGGTGTACACAGTACGGTCTCCTGTGGCAGTGGTGTGATTAATACTGTATGTGTTATCGCTGACTATCTCGCGGGACACTTGTGGTTCCACAGCCTGGGCTGAGTCGTCAGGGATGTCCTGCTGCGGCGCATCTGAATCTGACTGTCTCAGTATCTCGCCCTCGGCTGGACCAGTCTGTGTATCTTCCTCGACGGTACGGGAACGATTGGCGAGATCAGATAGACGGGTTGCCTCTTCGGGGGGGAGTGACCTCTCGGTGGCCTCAATGCGGGGCGTATCTGTATCCAAGACCGTGGCGGGGTCATCCGCGGCGCGCAATACTGGGGGTGTTTCATCTAGCGGGTCAGTAGCGGCCCTGGACACCGTGGTTGTGTCGTCCAGTAATCCCGTGGGTGCAATTCCATCTGCCTCATCTAGAATCTCCCGCTGGATATACAATGGGACGATCTGCTCTTCCCCAAGAGGGTTAGTCAGGTTCTCGTCGTTCTGGCGATTGAGTTCCGCGAGTTCGTCCCTGTTAGGGTTCTCAATACGATACCGCAGGATGTCGTCGACCATCCGCTCCTGCTCGGCCTGGGCAAACTTGTTGTATCCGGCGCGGACATCGCCACGGGCAAAGGCACTCCCCAGGATACCCCCGATAGTTGCACCGAGAACGTAGTCCTCTGGGCGGACTGTTTCCCCAGAGGCGTCAATCGCTGCGGTAAGTGCGACCTCCCCCAGAGCCGCCTCAGCCCCGGCCGACGCGTAAGCAGAACCGACTCGGCCAGACGCAGCAAGGACCTTAGAACCTATGCCGAAGGCGCGGAAAACTGTATAGCCGCTGAGAGCCCCGAACCATGACGTTGGGTCGATACTGGCCGCCCCTGCCTGGCCAGCGAGGGTACGTAATATCCCAGCATCGGCGTACACTTGTCGGTTGTCCCGGCGGACCATAGCCTCGGCTATTACACTGGGGGCGGTCACGGGACCACTGATGTTTCTACGGAGGAACCCAATAGCGACATCGTCCCCAGAGAAGGGACGCTCGTATTCGTCCGCGTGCGCGGCGTAAGTCCAGCCCGGAGGCGGGGTCTCGTCCTCTCTGTCGTACCAAGCAGCGAGTGCGATAGCCCCAGTCACCTCGGGGTCTCTGCGTGCTGTCTGGAATACCACGCCAGTGCTGACGTCTACCGCCCGGCCGTCTATATTGATTGGGCTGATCCCTACCTCGGCCTGTACGCTCTGTGTGGACGAGAGCGCGATATTACGCTGGCCCAGTGTAGGAGGCGCGGGCTGCTCTTCCTCGGTGTCGACACCCGTCTCCTGTGCCACATCAGGCTCAATACGCAGGGGCAGCTCGCTCTCCCCCTCGAATGTACGGATAGACCCAGACGCGTCGGCTGGTGCACCGGCAGGGCGTGATGCACCACCACCGGCTACCTTAGAGACGTAGCCGACCGTCTCCTTGTTGCCCCACCGCTTAGGGTCCCACCCGCCATTGTAAGCTGCGGTTGCGTCACCCTCGTTCTTGAAGCGCCCGAGGTTTTCCTTCATTACTTCCTTGGCAAGCTCAAGGCCGTCGTAGAAGTTGTCTGGGTCCAGCTTGCGGCCCAGGCGCTTCTCGAATGTAGCACGGGTGCTTGGGAGCACTTGGAAGTGCCCCTCTGCTTTCTCGCCACTCTTAAGCAGCGGGCCGCGGAGGTTCTGTCCTTTGCCGGATTCAGCGTCCCACATGCGGGAGAAGAATCCATCGGATAGACCTAGCTCTGCGCCGACCGCCTGCATTGCTTGCTCGGGGGGAAGGTCACGGAAATTGGTTGCCATTTTATTCCTTGGTTAGAATGAAGGTACTGCGTTAAGGCCCGCAAAATCAGAGAGGGCGTCTCCAAAGGTACGGGAGTCTTTCTTGCGCCGCGCAGCAATATCCTTGCGGACGCCACTGGTGTCAATTGTGAACTCGAAGGTCTGCCCAGCCTTGTTGAAAGCCTGCACGAAGAACATAGCCTCGCCTTCCGGGGTATCCGGCTGACGGATAACGGACATTGCAGCAACGTCCTTAGTGTACTTCGCCAGAGTAGCCTTGATGCGTGCGTCAAGCGCATTGCCGGCCTCGTTCTTATTGCCGGGAATCTTAAGGGCGAGGGGCTCCTGCTGGGGGGTCCTGCCTAGTGAGTACTCCGAGCCAATACGCTCAAGCCCACCCGCTTCGGCAAGGCCAGCCGCCCGTGCCACAGCGGACGTGGCCGTTAGGGCGGACGAGTCCCGCAGACGCCTGTACTCGCGGTTGATCATCGCCGCTAGGGTTGTCTGTCCATTGGCAGACAAAGACTCCGGCGTGTTGAACGGGATAAGGTTGTCGTCATCTTCCTCATGAATCTGGTCGATGTAGTCTTCGATCGCTGTGGTGATTGTGTCGTCACTGTCGGAGGTGATAGCGTTTGCTCTCGTGCGTCCAAGAAGCTCACGATCCTTCCAGATAACATCGAGGTTCTCGCTGCCTCCGCGCATGGCCGTAAGCACCGCCTGGATAGGGGCGGTCGCCGTGGAGTTCCCGAAGTACTTCCCGATAAGTGTCTGCCCGGCTGCACCACGGGCCTCAAGCGCGGCGTACTGCGCAACGAGTGCACGCTGACTCAGCCCGAAGTTAGGGTCAGCGAGGGCAGTCCTGAATGCGGCCTGTGCAGCCGGGATCGTAATGTCCGCGTTCCGGGCCAGGATAGCAGCGCGCCCCTCGGGGGTGGGCTCAGACAGCCACACGTTAGACGCGACTCGCGCACCCTCTGCGGCCGTGGCGTCCCCGGACCGAATGCGGTCCCCAATACCACCGGGCCGCTTAGAGTCCTCGAACAGAACAGCCTCCTTGCGCTGCGCCTCTTCGATAGCAAGCAGCTTACTCTCGCGCTCCCTACCGGCTGCCTTAGCGGCTGAGGCCCGCTCACGCGCTGCTTGCTCGGCCATAGAGCGCCGGGCTGTGAGGTTCGAGTTAGCAACGCTGTCGAAAGACTCAGGCGGGAAGTAGTCAGCCTCCCGGATTCCGGTCTCCATGCGGACCTTCTCATTGAAGGCCGTCATCATCTCTAGGGTGTCAGCCACTGGGCGGGTTGGGTCCAGAGTGATCTTTGCTGCCTCAATGGCGTACTTAGGGATAGTCTGGTTCAGGGCCTTGCGGGCCGCTGCGGGTAGGCGGGGCTCCACGTCAGCCCTCAGTGCTGCAGGCAGGCTGTCCCAGATTGATACCTCCACGCCATCCTCGCCTACATCCTTGGTGTCCTTGAACAGGCGGACTAACTCGAGGTCACCGCTAGCCACTGCGTTCTTAACCGTCTTGCTAATGTTGCGCTCGAAGGACTCGTCGTTCTGGTTAATGAACGGCTGGATACGGCCGAGTAGGTCATTAGCCGCCCCCTCGCGGTCCTCGGGCGTCGCTTGTGGGTCTCTGGCTAGTCGGGCATACCGCGCTGCCCCGGCCTCGTACAGAGCCCCCTGAGCCTCCTCAGCCTCCTTCTGGTGATAAGCTGAGCGTGCCTTGGTGTACTTGCGGACCAGCACTGGGACCTCGCCCATTACACTCTGCATGGACTGAGTGTCTCGCGCCGCGTCACCGGACCGGAATGCAGCGCCTTGCTCAAGCAGAGACTGCCCGTATTCCTCGGGGGTCAGGGCGAAGTCCTCATTCTCTATTGCCGAGTACGCCTTGGCGCTCCAGTCCAGCACTTGGGCCTGCGCGCGGTACATTGACCCTCCTTGCTCGGCAGCCGTAGGACCAAAGGCCCTGGACCACTCTGGCTGGGTAGCAGCGATCTCTTCTTGGGTGATCCCAGACGCAGCAGCGACCATGCCCGAGAGCATCTGCTTGTCTAGCTGCGCCTTAATCTGCGGGGCTAGGATGTTGCTCGCTACCTGCGCGGCGTACTCAAGAGCCCTTGACCGCTGGACCGTGGGCACACCACCCGAGATTTGCTGATCGACGGGCCGAAGCTGGAACGGGACAACGCCGCCGGGCTGGTTGGCGATATTTACTTCGCCGGTCTGAATGCTGAAATTATTCATTAAACTTGCCCCAGTCCGAAGTTGTTCGAGAAGCTGTTAGAGAAGGCCTCGCTGCGCCGTGGGATGTTCGGGGAGAACCCAGGAGCAAAGCTCTGATTCAGGTTGCCCTGACTGATCGGGGCCGGAGTACCGACTACAGAGCCCAGACCCTTAAGCGCCTCCCGCGTGTCCACAAGCCCCTTGACGAACACGTCCAGCAGTGGGGTCTCGGCAGCTACGATCTGGCGGTTGTCAATGCTAGGCAGCTCGCGGTTAAAGTCAAGCGAGGCAAAGCCATCGCCTACGATCTGGCCACGGCGGTCAGCATCATCGTCATCCGCAGCCTCCCTACCGATCTGCCTCTCAGTTCTCTGCCGGCTTTCTTGTAGAAGTAGGGCGGTCTGTAGCGCCACACCCCCAGCCCCTGTTACACCGTTCAGCGCTGACACAGCCGCCGCAGCGCCGAGGGTCTCGGCAACACGGACAGAGGTCTCTAGGTCAGCCCGCTGTCTGGCCTCACCAACACGGGCCGCTGTGGTCTTGGCCGCGTCAAGCTGAGCCTCGATGTTCTTAAGCAGTCGCTTATTGTTAATGCCACGCAGCACAATGTTCAGCTTCGAGCGGCTGATAGAGATTTCGTTATTGGCGTCCTGGATCGCCTGCTCGGCCCGGGCCGTAGCCCGATTGGCGGAATTACCGATAACAGTGTTAAGGAGCGGGATGCCAAGATTGACCAGACCCGCGCCCCCTACGGGGCCATTTATCAAACTCAAGAAGTCAGTGGGCATTTGCCCCTCCTTATGTACCGAACCACTGGCCAATTACGGTCAGGGAGTTAATAGTTAAGGGAAACCAGTCCTTACCTGCGAGGCGGACATTGGCGTCCCGGACCTCCCGGCCCACCCATGCGTCTACTGTGTAGAGCGCGGAGCTATATACCCCACCGAAGTCAGCCACGATATTAGTCTGGTCAGGGTCAGCCCAGGTCGCAGTGAACCCAGCAGTGCGGGTCAGAGTGACCTTGTACTGCATGATAACGTGCATACCTTCCTGCTTGGCCTTGCCATTGTTGTGCCGGATGTAGTAACCGCTGAGGTCGATGTAGCTCGGATATTGCATCCCAGTGTAGACCAGCCCGCCACCCATGCGATAAGTGGGGAACGCTAAGTCAAACGCAGCAAGGTTCCCGTACACCCCAGCCCAGCGGTTGGGGTCCAGTGTCTCAGGCGGGGCATCCCCCAGGCTGAAGCTCCTGCGGGTAGGGATGTCGTACCGAGACGCGGTGTCAACGGCTACGGACAGGGTGTCCCCCGCCGCGGTTGTCATGCGGTCCGGGGCCTGCTCGAGTAATCCCGGCAGGGGGCCAGGGCCGACGTTAGTGGACAGATACAAGCCATCTATGTACGGCAACCCCTGGGGCTCAGAACGCGCACTGCCGTTCATCACAACAAGCTGCCGCGTGTAGTCCGCCCCAACCGAGAAGGTCTGGAACGTGTACGTACGGATACCGTCCCCGGTGCTGTTAGTCTGTAGGCCAACACAGACCCCGAGCTCTGTGGCCCACTCCCATGCGC